GGTTCATATTTGGTTGAGGTGCTCAGGAGTGACGGCCCCATACCTGTTAATGCAGTCTAATCATGGCAAATACCAGTGTATACAGACCCATAGGTCAAACCTATGCTGTGGCAGTAACAACAACTGCAAGTAGTTCTTTAAGCATTGTCCCAGTTGGCAATGACCAAATTAACTATTGTGCATTTTTGAATACTGGCTCTACACCTATTGCTATTTCAATTGCTCCTTTAAATCCTACTAGCATCACTCCAACTCCAGCAGTATTGCCTACAGCAGGAAACACTAGCACATCATTTGTGCTTGGTATTTCCATGTCTCAGCCTACTGTTATTGCAGTGCCTGCTAATGGATTTAATCTGAGTGCAGTTGGAACAGCAAATACTTTATATGTAATGCCTGTGGCAGATCAATCATGACAAATCAAGTAGCTTTTACAAATACAACTAACACTGTTCCTGTTACTACTTTCTCTACTCAGCCAGTTATAGCAAGTGGATTTGGTACTTCACCCACAATTAAGGGTGTTAGTCCAAATTGTTTTGCTGTGACTGTGGGTTCAGGAGGGGCGGCATCTGGGACACTTACACTACCTCCAGCTCCAAATGGTTGGATGTGTGTTGCTAATGATGTTACCAGTGGTTCAAGTTTATTTTTGCAACAAACAGCTAGTAGCACTACATCAGTCACAGTGACTGGTTATGGTATTACAACTGGACTTGCAACAAATATGTCTGCTGGTGATGTCATTGTCATGACTTGCATTGCATATTAATTATGAGTGCTCCTGCCCTAACATCTGACCAAAATATCCTGCCAGTTCAGGCATATTTCAATTTAGATGGTAGTTTTAATACTTTTATAGGGCAAGGACAGCCTTTTTATGCTACTTTGAACCCAGTTCAGAGTGGTCTGACAATCACAAATAGCACAATAAATAGTTCCTCAATTGGGTTAGTTACACCATCTTCAGGTGCTTTTACCAATATTAGCACCACAACAGGTTCAATTAGCACAACTCCAAGCAATCCTACAGACCTAGTTAATAAAAACTATGTGGATATGTTTGTTCAAGGTTATGCAATCAAGGCAGAGTGCCAAGTTGCAACCACAGTAAATATTACATTATCTGGGTTGCAGACCATTGATGGCTATACCACTTTGGCAAATGATAGGGTTTTGGTAAAAAACCAGAGCACATCATCACAGAATGGCATTTATGTAGCATCTTCAGGTGCTTGGGCTAGATCAAGTGATGCAAACACTTGGAATAGCTTAATTTCAGCATTTACATTCATAATTAATGGGTCAACTCAACAGAATTCTGGTTGGGTTTGTACCATTACAAGTGGTGGAACATTAGGGGTAACACCAGTTACTTGGAGTCAGTTGGCAAGTGCAGCAAGTTATTTTGCAGGCACAGGATTAACCCTTAGCTCATACACTTTTAGCATTACTCCAGTTGGCACAGCAGGCACTTATGGTTCTGCCTCAAGTGTTCCAGTATTTGTTACAAATGCATCTGGTCAGGTTTCATCTGTAACTAATACCACAATCAGTATTGCACCTAGCCAAATTAATGCAACTATCCCTAATTCTGGACTTACAAATTCCACAATTTCAGGGGTTTCACTTGGTTCTAATTTATACAATTTGACTGCTGGAACTAACATTACTTTTAGCTCTGGCACTACCTATAATGGCTCAAGTGCAATCACAATAAATGCCTCTAGCACAATGGTTTATCCAAGTGCAGGCATCCCTAATTCCACTGGTAGTGCTTGGGGTACAAGTTACTCAACCACAGGCTCTGGGACAGTTGTAGCATTGGCTACATCACCTACTTTTGTGACTCCAATACTGGGAACTCCTCAGTCTGGGAATTTCTCAACAGGGACATTCACCTGGCCGACCTTCAACCAAAACACCACAGGCAATGCCAGTACAGCCACAACAGCTAGTAACTTGGCTGGAACAACTCAGTATTCCTTGCCTTATCAGTCTGGATCAGCCACTACAGGCTATCTAAGTCCTGGCACATCTGGTTCATTATTGATGACTTTGGGGGCAGTTTCTGCTCCTATTTGGGTAACAACTTCTAGCCTCACAGTTGGAACTGCCACAAATATTGCTAGTGGCACAGCAGGAGCAATTCCATATCAAACTGGATCAGGAGCTACTAGCTTTCTAGGTCTTGGTACTTCAGGATATGTATTAACTGCTGGGGCATCTGCTCCTCAATACACAGCTCAGTCTAGTCTGGCAGTAGGAACTGCTACTAATTTGGCTGGAGGAGTGGCAAGTAATATTGTTTACCAAAGTGGGGCAGGAGCAACTACTTTTTTGGCAAATGGCACAACTGGGCAAGTTTTGACTAGCAATGGAGCATCTGCACCTAGCTGGACAACTCCAACTGCCTATGCAACTGTGACTGATGACACAACCACAGCAGGCACTAGATATTTGCTTTTTGCTAATCAAACCAGTGGAAATTTGACAACTGAGTACACCAGTTCAACCAAATTAACCTATTACCCTAGCACTGGATGTATCACAAATGGACTTAATGGAGGTGCTTTCTAATGGAAATCACATGGAAAATATTAGAAATTTCTTCTGAAAATGGGCTAATTACCCATGCTAAATACTTTGTAACTGCTACTGAAGATGAAAAAAAGGTAGAAACAGAGGGTAATTGGTGGTTTCAAAATCCAGAGATTAAAGTGCCTTTTGAGCAAGTAACTGAACAAATGGTAGCTCAGTGGATTGAGGCTGAAACCATAAAAGATGGGGTAAATATTATTACCTCAAGACTGCAAGAACAGTTAAAATCTTTGGAAAAGCAAGCTGTAATTCCTCCTTGGATGCCTCAAGTTTTTACACCTAATATCTAAAAATGGCTCAGACTAATTACACTCCCATAATACTGTATAACAGTGGTACTACCACTAATGTTCCATCTGCTAGTAATTTGGCAAGTGGTGAGTTAGCCATTAATTATGCTGATGGAAAGTTATTTTATAAAGATGGCTCATCAGCAATTCAAGTAATTGGTTGGAAGACAACTCCAACAACTGCTGGAGGAACAGGATTAACTAGCTATACAGCAGGAGATTTGCCTTATTATTCATCTGGTTCTGCTCTATCTAAATTAGGTATTGGAACAAGTGGATATGTTTTGCAGTCTAATGGTTCTGCTCCAACTTGGGTAGCTCAATCTACTTTATCTGTTGGAACAGCAACAAATGCCACAAACACAGCAATCACAGATAATACAAGTTCAAGTGCTACTTGGTATCCAACAATTGTTAGTGCAACAACTGGTAATTTACCTCAGACAACATCTAGCACTAAATTAAGTTTTGTACCAAGCACAGGTACTTTGACTGCAACAAGTCATGCTGGTGCATGGGCAGGGTCAACAATTGGCACAGGATATGGTGGTACTGGACTTACTTCATTTACTGCAAATGGTGTTGTTTATGCAAGTAACACAACTACTTTAGCAACTTCATCAGCTTTTACTTTTGATGGCACAAACGTAGGATTTACAGGAAATTTAGTTCCTGGCACAGCCTCTAAAGGCATTAACTTTACTGCCAACACTCCTAAAGCTGGTATGACAAGCCAATTGCTAAATTGGTATGAAGAAGGCACTTGGACACCAAATCAAGGAAGTGGTCTTGCTTTAGTTGGGTCTTTTAGTTCAACTGGTTATTACACAAGAATTGGTAGGGAAGTAACTGTAACTGGAACTCTTGTTGGTTCAACATCTGTGGCGGCTAATGCTGGAGCAGTTTTGACAACAAATTTGCCTTTTACAGCAGGTTCTGCATACACAATTGGAAATGCAAGTAATGCCGCACAAACCTCTGTATATTTTGTTTTTAATAACCCAACAACTACTTACCTTTATGCTGGGGGAGCAATAATTGCTACAACAACAATTTATTTTCAAATGACATATTTTGTTTAAGGATTAAAAATGAGTTTAACAAAAGCAACTTACTCAATGATTTCTGGTGCTGTGGTTAACGTCCTAGATTTTGGTGCTGTAGGTGATTACAACAGAGATACTGGTACTGGAACTGATAGCACTTCTGCAATTCAAGCTGCTATTTCATATGCTCAAAATCAACCAGCAGGAACAGGTAGAGGAATTGTTTATTTTCCTGAAGGAAGTTACAAAGTAACAAGCACTTTGTCTATTGGTAATATATCTTTAGAAGGTGTTGGTTCTTATGCTTCTATTATTAATTACACAGGTTCAGCTTCTTTAATATATTGTGCTGGAGGGAACAACCATATTCAAGACTTGAGTTTGTATGGAAGCAATACTATTACAAGTTCTATTGGTGTTCAATATTACAATACTTTGCGACACAGCATGATTCGTTGCAATGTGTTTAGTTTCAACAGAGGAGTTCAACTTGAAGGTACGGCTTGTTATGGCTTATCTTTTAAAAACAATTATTTTGCAGCAAATTTATATCATGTTTATGCAGATGCAATTGGTTCTGGACAATTTGCAACAACTTGTTGGTTTACTGAAAATGAATTTATTACTGGGGGTAGTAGTTCAGCAGCATCAATTTATTTACAAGACTGTGAAGGTTTTACATTTGAACGCAATGTAATACAAAGCAATTCATCATTACACACAATTTACATTAATTATTTAAGTGGAAACGCTAATAGTTATGTAAACCATAGAATTTTAAATAACTGGTTTGAAGAAAATGGCAACAATCAAACAGGTTCATCTAACATTAGAGTTACTGGAAATTATGGGGCAATTCAAGGAATACTCATAAAAGACAACCAGTTTTATACAACAAATGCAAATAACCCAACATATTGTATTTATGCTGAAAACACAAATGGTCTAACAGTTGTAGACAATATTTGGAATCTTGGGTCAGCTTATACATTTTTATACAAATCTGGTACAGGTAACATAAATTGGAAAGTTGATAATCCATTAGTTTCTGCTGGACAACAGATGAATAAACATCTTGCTGTTGCAACATTAGGAACATCGCAAACAATCAATAGTGGCGCAACAACCCAATTGGCTTTAAATAATACTGTTGTTAATAGTTCAGGTCTTTGGGACACAACAAATTATTGGTTTTTGTGTGCTGCAAAAGGAACATATAGAGTAAATCTAAATACTACAATTCAAGATTCTACAGTTGGTCAAACATTCAACATTTTGGTTTATTTAAATGGCGCACCAATTACACTTTATTTAACTAGTGTTTGCGTTAAACAAACAACAGGAGCTGAAAATTTTTCTTTTACTGGTTATTTGAATTGTGTTGTTGGGGACAAAATTAGTTTTTGGTGCAATAACACAGGTGCATCAAACAGAAACATAACCACTGTTTCTCAATATGAAGTAGAACTAATTAATTTACAAATTTAAAAAAGGAACATTATGACCACTCAAACAGTAACTATGACACAAACTGTTGCAAACATATCTGCTGATGCCAATGGTATTGTTGCAGTGCGTTATATCAACACATACACAGATTCAACTAACAAAGTCATTCAAGAAGCTGTGGCTGGGGAATATATCAATCCTGGAGATGATTACAGCCAAAAAGATTCTAAAATTATTGCTGTATGTCAAGTTGTGCAAACCCAAGCAGTTATTGATGCTTACAAAAATGCACAAACTGTTCATATTGAATCTACAACATAAAATAAATTATGATTAACAAGGAATTATTATGAGTGTTTATTTATCATCATTTGGTGGTGCAGGAGCACAATTTTTTGATAATAATGGTGTTCCTTTATCTGGTGGTTTAATTTACACTTATGCCGCAGGGACAACAACTCCACAAGCAACTTACACTTCAAATAGTGGATCAATTGCACAAGCAAATCCTATTGTTTTAGATTCAAGTGGTAGAGTTCCTAGTGGCGAAATTTGGTTAACACAAGTATTGCTATATAAATTTGTATTGCAAACTTCTACTGGAGTAACCCTTGGCACTTATGACAATATCAGTAGTATTGTAGGAGCAATTCCACAAATAACAAGATTTACTGGGGATGGATCAACTATTAATTTTACTTTATCAATTACTCCCTCTAGTATAAATTTAACAAATGTATATATTAATGGAATTTATCAAAATAAAAATACTTATTCTATTTCTGGAACTACTCTAACATTTACTCAAGCTCCTCCTGTTACTTCTTTAATTGAAGTAAGTTATGCTTAAAGGTTTAAAATGACAACACCAAATGACATAATTAGTAGAGCATTAAAAGACATTGGTGCTTTAGAGGCTGGTGAAACACCTACAGCAGAGGCAAGTCAAGATGCTTTTGATATGTTGCAAGATATGTTAGACCAATGGTCTAATGAAGACATGATGGTGTTTTACAAAAATGAAATTATATTCCCTGTTGTTTCTGGACAAACTCAGTACACCATCGGCCCAGGTGGTCAAATTGGTGCTATCTTTACTGGAAGCATTACTGGTAATGTTCTCACTATTACTTCTATTCAGTCTGGGGGCATTTCTCTTGGTCAAACTCTTAGTGGAACTGGCATTACATCAGGTACTACTATTGTTCAAATGCTAACAGGAGCTGGGAACAATGTGAATGAGGCAGGCACTTATTTGCTTAACAAGACTTATACAAGTCCTATAACAAGTGAAACCATTAATTCATATTACCAAAGACCATTAAGGTTTAATTCAGCTTTTGTCAGGATTAATACTTATTCAAATGGTCAGCCCATTACAAATGGTGGTTTGGATTATCCTGTGTCTGTTCTTAATGTTGAGCAATATCAGATGATTGGCCTGAAGACATTAAATGGGCCGTGGCCGAAGGCTGTGTACTATGAACCCACAGAAACACTGGGAAATGTTTACCTTTGGCCGAACCCCAGCCAGGGAGAAATGCATATCTTTGTTGACCAATTGTTTCAAAGATTTACAACCCAATTTGACAATATCAATCTTCCACAAGGCTATAACATGGCTTTGAGATGGTGTCTGGCTGAAAGACTAATGCCTATGTATGGCAAAGCCTCACCAACACAGATTCAGATGATTATGAAGTTTGCGGCTCAAGGCAAGTCCACAGTAAAAAGGACAAACATGAACCCAGCAATTGTTTCTACTTATGCAGACTCACTTTTGGTTGGAAGACAAAAGGATGCAGGCTGGATACTTTCTGGGGGGTTCTTTAGATAATGGCTGATTTTGGCTTTGTCGGCCCCTCCTATGAAGCGGCCTCCATCTACCAAGAAGCACAAGAGTGCATTAATTTCTATCCAGAGATTGATCCTTTAAAGCCTCCTGGAAGTAGAGGTGTAGTTGCTTTATATCCAACTCCAGGGTTAACTAGCATCTTACAACTTAATAATGCTCCAGTTAGAGGCATGAGGACTCTTTCTGGTGGTAAATATTTAATTGTAGTTGTTGGTAATATTGTTTATTCTGTTATTTATTCAAATGGTTATGTCTCAACTCAAATAGGGACATTAACCACTTCAACTGGATATGTTTCTATAACAGACAATATTATGAGCAATACAGGTTTAAATGCTTATATTGTGGATGGTGTAAATAGATATTATTGGGTAGCATCTTCAAATTTATTTAATACTTTGCCTACAACAGATGGGCCGTGGACTGGAGCTAATGTTTGTGATGTAGTTGATAATTACATTATTTACAATCAACCTGGAACTCAAAATTGGGCGGCCACTGATTTAGGTTTGGCAACCTCTGGCAATGCTTATTATGGTACAAAAGATGGTGCTCCTGATCCACTTGTTTCACTTATTGTTGACCATAGGCAAGTATTTTTGCTTGGAGAATTTACAGCAGAAATGTGGACAGATGTTGGAAATGTAATTCCTGGCATTATTAGTTTTCCTTTTCAAAGGGTAACTGGAACATCTGTACAGCATGGGATTGCCGCTCCTTTCTCAGTAGCCAGATTTGGTGAGCAATTTGCCTTTGTCAGCCAAGACTATAGGGGTCAAAATATCATTGGAGTCATGCAAGGCTATTCTTTTAAAAGAATCAGTACCCATGCTGTAGAACAGACCCTAATGAACCAATACATAGCAGATGCTATTGCTTATACATATCAGCTAGATGGTCATGAGTTTTATGTGGTTACATTTCCAACTATCAATATTACTTGGGTATTTGATTTGGCATCTGAAATGTGGCATAAATGGCTTTCTTGGGATGGTCAACAATTTAATAGACATAGATCAAATTGTGGTGCTATTTTCAATAATGTTTATTTGGTTGGAGACTATCAAAATGGTCAAATCTATCAATTAGACAATGCTGTATATACAGAAGCAGGCAATACCATTAGAAGACTTAGAAGATGCCCACATTTGGTAACAGACTTGCAAAGGCAATATTTTGCTGAATTACAGATACAGTTTCAGCCTGGAGTTGGCTTAGAAACTGGTCAAGGTCAGAATCCACAGGCTATGCTTAGATGGTCAAATGATGGTGGTTCTACCTATTCTAATGAGCATTGGTGTACTATTGGGGCTGTAGGAAAGTACAAAAACAGGGCAATTTGGAGAAGATTAGGGCAAGCTAGGGACAGAATTTATGAGGTTAGTATTAGTGATCCAGTAAAAGCTGTGATTGTTTCTGCTAATTTGAAGGCTGAGGAGGGTGAAAATTGACCATTTCAACATCAAGTGCAAGTGGGAATATCATTTGGCCGAGAGTGCCATTCCTTGACCCTACCTCTCAACAACCAGCTTTGCCTTGGCTTTTGTGGTTACAAAGTCCTAATTTTGTTAGTATGAAAACTGGACAACAAACAATTCAAGGTAGTCAAGAAATTACAGGAAATTCAGTAATTGATGGAAATGAAGTTGTAAAAGGCACTTTGACTGCTTTAGGTGGTATTTCAGGGGGTACATTTTGAATTTAGCTGATATTTTGAAAGCCAATGAAGGTTTGATGGAGTTTGATCCTCAAATTGTTCATCATTTTTCTGATGGTTTGTATGCCAAGCAGTTTGTTTTGCCAAAAGACCATTTAATTGTCCAACATGCCCATAAATACAGCCATTTAAGCCTTTTGGCTAAGGGAAAAGTGATAGTAAGGACTGACAACACAGAAGAAATGTATAGTGCTCCTTACTGTTTTGAAATAAAATCAGGGATAAACCATTCTATTCAGTCCTTGGAGGATTGTGTATGGTTTTGTATTCATGCAACAGATGAAAAAGACCCATCCAAAGTGGATGAAGTTTTAATTCAAAGGGGATAAAAATGCCTATAGGAATCGGACCAGGATTAGCAATTGCAGCGGGATTAGGACTAATAGGGTCTATGAATCAGTCCAATGCGGCACAAAGCGCGGCACAAACACAAGCAAATGCCTCCCTTGCAGGGCAACAACAGTTGCAACAGAATTATCAAAATTTATCTCCTCAATTTAATCCTTATTTGCAAACTGGAGCACAAGGACTTTCTCAATTACAGTCTCAATTGCCTAGTTTGACTCAGAGTTTTGGTCCGGCACAACTCCAAAGCAATCTAGCTCCTAACTACCAATTCATGCTCAATCAAGGTTTGGGTGCTCAAAACCAAGCTCTAAATGCTGGAGGTGGTGGTTCTAATATTGGAATTGCAGGCACTAAGTTTGCAGAAGATTATGCTAATAATGCATATCAAAATGCATTTAATAATTATCAAGCACAACAAACTAATATTTATAACAAACTAGCAAATGTGGCTGGAATAGGTCAACAGAGCCTGGCTAATCTTTCTAATCTTTCTACTGGAAATGCTACAAATATATCTAATTTAGGTGTAGGGGCGGCTAATGCACAAGCGGCAGGCACAGTGGGCAGTGCCAGTGCTTTAGCTAGTGGTTTGAATAGTGTGGGTTCTAATTTGACTTTGGCATCATTGTTAAATCCAGCTAACCAAGCAGGAGCTAGTTCTGTAACCCCTGCTAATATGGCAGGATTCCAAACTCCTTATCAAGCACCAAGTTATCAAGTAACAGCACCATCACCATATAACCCAACTTATTAAGGATAAATATGGGTATTCAATCCTTTCCAATAGCAACACCAACTCCTATTCAAACAAATCCTGTTCAAGGAACTTCAATTGCACAGATGGTGAATGCGGCCAATGGCATTCAACAATATCAACAAGCTCAACAATTAAATCCATTACAGCTCAAACAAGCTCAAATGGCTATTGAGCAAGCACAACAAATTAATCCACTAGCTGTTAAAGAAGCTGAAGCCAGAACAGAAACTGCTCAGACTGGAGCACAACAAGCAAAACAAAATTATCTTGTTTCTGGTGAAGATTATGCAAGAAAAATGATTAATGCTTTGCCTCCAATTGATGATTATGTAGACAAAACTGGTGAAGTAAATCAAAAAGCATTAACTAGGTCTTTAGACATTGTTAGAAAAAGTGCTGAAGCTGTAGGTTTACCAAAGCATCCATCTAATTTGCTTGGTCAATTAGAAGATGCAGTAGCTACAAAAGACTATAACAGATATGAGGAATTAAGGAATAGAGTTGCAAAAAGTTCTGCATCACCATCTGAGCAGTTTGCATCTAAGTTTCCTAATGTCCAATTTCAGAATCTTGGTGGAACTGTTCAGCCAGTTACTACTGGCAATCCTAAAATTGCTGAAACAAGACCTGGCACTCCTGTTGGTGGTGGATTAACTATAAGCCCATCACCATTAGGTTATGGTCAAAGATATGAGGCTACAGGTAGAGTTGATGCAAGCAATAATCCCACTGCTTATGTAAAAGATGCACAAGGTCAGATTCTTGGTGAAGTTACTATCCCTGCTGGAGTTAATCAAAATCAAATTACTCAACCTGGTGGAACACAAAAAGGTAATATCCAACCAGGTAATATTCAGCCTGCAATGAATCAGCCTCCAGCTAATGCCCCATCTAGATTAGCTCCTTATGAAACACCTGAAACAGTTGCTACAGAAAGAAAAAGGCAACTTGATACTATTGCTCAAAGACAAACTGTTCCTCAAAGTACATATAACTATAACCAAATTATTGATTTGGCTGATAAATCTATTACTGGTGTGGGTGCTCAAGCAATTGCAAAATTGGGTGGTGGTTATGCAGGAATTCCTTGGAAAGCTGATGAAACAAGCAATCTCCAACAACTTGGTCATTACATGGCTTTACAGACTGGCAACCTTGCACAACAAGCTGGTTTAGGCACAGACCAAGGTAGATCAATTGCTCAAGAGCAAATTGGAACTACTAATTGGACTTCAGATGCAATTAAATCTACAGCCAGAACTAATAGAGCATTAGTAACTGGAATAGATTTGTATGGAATAGGGATGAATAATGCCATTAAAAAGGCAGGAAATAATCCATTAGCAGGCAGAGATTTTACAGAAAAATGGTCTTCAACTGCTGATATTGAGGCACTGAAGTATTATGATGCTATCAAAAATAAAGATAAAGTAGAGTTGAGAAAAGTGATTGATGCAGTGGGTGGTCCAGAATCTAAAGGCTATGCTGACTTAATCACAAGATATAACAAAATTTATTCACTTGTAACTGGTGGTCAATAATGGCTATTCTTAGTTTAGATGAGATAAACAATGCAGTTGATGAAGTCTATGGAAAAAAACCCAAGACTTCACAAGACATAATTGCACCAAAGAAAAGTAGCATGACTACTTTTAATCCTGCACAGCCAATAGCTAATGCTGTGACCCAAACCACTGATACTCCAGAAATATATCATCCAC